CGTAGCAACGCCCGGAACGCCACCACCCGGAACGGCTGGGTTTGGATGAGCTCCCCGAACTTGACGCCCTCGACCCGTTCGAGCGTGTCGATCGTCCGTTGCGTAGGCATGCGCCGACTGAACGACTCCGTGACCCGCACCGCGGTCGGCAACGCCGCCGGCGGCGAGCTGAGCTCAGTCATGAACCGCTGCTCCGTCGGTGGTCGAGTTGGTCCACGGCAACCCGTCGAGGCTCTGCTGCAGTGCCGCCGTGTACAGGGCCACCACCTGGGGGGCCATGCCCCGGGCGGCGGGGAACAGGTAGCGGCCCTGCGGTGTGTAGTCGCGGGCCGATTCGTGGGGGGCGCGGCGATGACCGCCGAACTCGACCCAGCCGGCGTAGCGGATGCTGGCCCGGCCCATGCGGATGGTGCCCCCCGACCGGGTGCCCGTCACCCGCACGTCGCCGGCCAGGCGACCGGTCGTCTGGGGGAGCCGCGAGCGGGCCACGTCGGCCACCGGTTGAGCGGCCCGCTGCCCGGCCTGGCTCAGCGCGGCGTTGATCGGGCCGCGGTCGCCGGCGGCGCGGACCAGGTCGCGCTTCAGGGCGTTCAGGCCCACCATGGCCACGGTCGGGGCCTGCGCCATCAGGGATGCTTCCCCGCCGCCCACGCCGACCCGTTCCAGTTGTTGGCCAGCAGGTCGGCGGTGATCACGTACTGGCCCGTCGCCCACGTCGCCGCCGGGCTCGCGGTGATGCCCGCCAGGGCGGCCAGGTTGGCCGGCACCGTCGCCCCGGTGGGCGTGAAATAGCCCGGCGCCCCGGCGGTCGCTCCCGTCGCCGTGACGGCGCCGTTGTCGACGGTGGGTGGCCCGGTCAGGTTCCAGTCGATCTGCACCTCCGACGCGGCGCCGGCGTCCCCGACGATCTGGGGGATGGGCTGGGGGATCGCCAGCCCGGAGATGATCGGGTTCGTGGCGCTCGCCACCCTCGAGCTGTACGGGCGCGCTTTCCACGCCACCGGTGTGCCCCCCGCCTGGTAGGCGGCGATGGCCGCCTGCAACGTGGCGAACACCGACCCGGCCGAAAAGTCCTGGTAGAACGTGGCCCGCAGGTGCCATTTGGTCACCCCCGGGTAGTCGGTCTCGGCGCAGAAACTGGTGACCGTCACGACTTTGTTCTCGGGGAACGCCGCCTCGAGGTGTTTCACGTTGCAGCGCAGATTGACGCCCGACAACTCGAAATAGGCGTCATTGAGGATCAGTGGGCTGCTGGGTGGTGGCGTCGGGTCACCGGCCGCCGTCAGGCTCACCTCGGGAGCGTCGACGGCGGGGGCGTCATGGGTGGCGGTCGGCATCAGTTACACCTCACATCTGGATTTGTAGGACGAGCTCCACGTACAGCAGTTGGATGCCGCCGGCGCCGGTGATGTTGCGCCAGTTGCGTTCCCCCGTCGGCCACGCCTGGGCCACCACCCCTTTCAGGGTGGGGTCTCCTTCCACCGTCTGGCGCACCGTCGTTTTCAGGTCGTCGATGGCATCGTCGGCCTCGAGACCGCCCACGATCGCCACCGGCAGCTCGACGTCGTCGACGGCGAACGCGGCGCCGCTGTAGGTCACCGCCACCGGCCGCAGGACCACCACACACAACGGGTTCACGATCTCCGGCGGGGTTTCGTGCACGTACACGCCGTTGGCGGTGGCGGCCGACACCATGGCCACCAGCGCCTGCGCCACCGGCGTCCGCGACCAGCTCACACCACCACCGCCAGATAGGGGGCCAGCATCGTCTCGATATCGGGGTCTTTCGGGCCGACCCGCACCACGCCCATGTCGCCCCACCCGACGGTGCCGTCGACACTGTCGCGGCGCCGGTACAGGCGGCCCGCTTCCATCAGCGTCGCCGTGTACAGCGGATACGGGAGCAGGCCGCCCGATTCGGGCACGTACTGCGGCAGGACCCGCATCGACACCCAGCCGATGGCGGCGTTGAGTTGGGCGGTCACCAGGCTGTCGTCGGCGGTCACCGCCGACCCCAGCCGCAGGTAGTTCTTCACGTCGTCGAGGGTGGGCCAGGTGGTGGTGCCCGTCGTCGCGCCGCCCAGGCCGAACTCGACACCGAACGACGCGTCGAACGGTGAGGCGCTCACTGGTTCGACAGCACCACGGCGATGGCGGCCATGGCCGTGAGGGTGGCCGCCGCCTGGGCGGTGTACTTCAGCTGCATGTTCGTCGTGCCGGCGTTCAGGCGCTGAATGAACGTCACCTCGACGGTGGCCTGGACCTGCTGTTTGCCTCCGATCCACAGGACCTGCTCGGGTTTCGAGCCGACCGGCACCACCGTGGCGCCGGTCATGTCCAGGCCGACCTGAACCTGGTTGTTGGCGGCCTGCGTGTCGGCGTTGAGGGACACGACGAACTCGACGTCCTGGGCGTCGTCGAGCGTGAACGGATGCGTCGTCGTGCCCGGGACCGGCTGGTAGGCGGCGTTGACCGCCAGCGTCGCCGGTCCCTGGTTCACGATGTTCAGGAACGCCGGGTTCGCGTCGTTGTACAGCTCGGTGACGATCGTGCGCAGGTCGGCCGCCGAGATTTGCCCGGTGGTGTTGTCGGGCAGCAGGGCCAGCAGCTCGTCGAGCGTCACCGGAGTCTCACTTGCCGGCGCGCCGGCTGGTGGGCTCGTCGGCGGGCGCCTGGTCGGCGGCCGGTTCGTCGTCGACGCCGGCGGGGGCGGGGATCGTCGAGCCGGCGTCGATGCGGACGATGCCCGACGGGTAGCGGGCCAGGACCGGCGCCGCGTAGCCCCACACGCCCAGGCGGATGGCGGCCGGGCCGAGCACCTCCTCGTAACGGAAGTTGAACGTCGACGACTCGAGCAGCAGGCTGTCGTCGGCCTTCAGGACGTAGATGTGGTTGTCGACCGCCGCCCACGACGGGATGCACTGCAAGCCGACCACCTCACCGGCGATGTGCCCGTACTGGGTGGCCTCGCCCAGGCCGTAGGCGTTCATGGGGCCGTGGTAGCCGGTCGTGACCAGCGGGCGGCCCTGGGTGTCTTTCTGTTTGGTCAGGAACGCCCACGCTCCCGTGGACAGGAACACCACTTTGGCCGGCATCTTGCGGCGCTTGATCACGCTGGCGTTGGCGTCGATGAGGGCGTCGGGCAGGTTCGCGTAGGCGGGGGCGGTGCCCGGGTAGGTGATCACCACGCCCAGCCCGCTCGGGGCGCTCAACGCTTCGAAGGCGTTGACGACGGCCTGCTCGATGGCCTCGTTGTAGGCGCCCATGCAGTCGGCGTAGACGATGCCGTCGATCGCCGGGTTGGACCCGTCGACCAGCTGGCGGGAAACGTCGACCTTGCCCGTGTAGGTCGTCGGGTTGACGGTGATCAGGTTGGCGTTGAACGCCCCGTCGGCCGCCGGGTTCCCCTCGGGGGTCTGCGCCGCGACGGTCGCCGCCGGCGTGACCTGCTTGCCGATGTTCACCGGGTTGGCGTCGGTGATCCCCACCCGGCGCAGCGTGTCGGCCCACGGGCGGGCGCCGTGCTGGACGATGGCGAACTCCTCGAACAGCCACGTCGGGGGGATCACCCCGGCGCCGGTGGTGGTGGTGCCCATCGCCCGCATCTGCAACGCGTGACGGTCGATGCGGGCCTGGGCGTCAGAGTCGCGGTCGAGCTGGGCGCGCAACAGGTCCCCGAAAAACGAGCGCCGCTCGAGGCCTGACGCGTCGGGTTTGCGGTAAATCTCGGCCTCGGCCCGCACCTGGACCACCGGCAGTTTGGCGCCGGCGGGGACGTCGGGGGCGTCGTTCATGGCCCGCACCGCCGCCAGGCGACGGTCGTCGACCTCGCGGAGCTCCACCAGGCGATCCCCCAGCGGATTCATTTCCGAGCGCAGCCCGTCGAGGTTGGCCGCCTCGACGTCGGACGGGTCGCGGTTCTCGTCGGCGCAGCGGTTCAGGATGTGTTCGTACTGCTCCACCAGGCCGCGGTAGTCGACGGCCAGTTTCTCCATCAGGCGGTTCGCCACTGGGACTCTCCCCACAGGTCGGGGGCGTCGGGGCGCGCGCGACGCAGGACAGTGCGCCCTGCGGCCGGGGCACCTCTGGGCGGTTCAGCAGCGCGTCTGCCGGTTCACCACGGGGCGGTTCAGCCGTCGATGGCCTCACAGTACCCAAAACAGGCGCTGTGTGCCCGTGAGAGCCCCGCAAACGGGGTTTGGGCTGTCCCCATACGCCGCGGCCCGCTGGCGGCCGTTACAGGCGAGCGGTGACCCGAGCGAGAAGACCCTGGGCGCGCAGCAGGTCGGTCCGGTAGGCCGACAAGGGCCGGGCGGCGGTGGTCGCCTGCGAACGGACGGCGGTCACGGCGGCGTCGGCGTACACCGGCTCGTGGGTCAACACCACATGGTCGAGATGGGCGGTCTGGCGTTCCATGGTGCCGTCGCCCGCCCGGCGCGACGCCTGCGCCCGGAACCCGATCGACAAGCCGGTCACCTCACCCGATCGGACCAGCTCCAAGGCGTCGCTGGCCCGGCTGGTGTTGTACAGCGGCCATTCGCCGTGCAGCCCGTCGGCCCGCTCGAGGAGGAGGGCGGTGCGGCCGATGGGCTGCTGGCCGTCCATGCGGCTCTGGTGGGAGTCGTACAGCTTCACGCGTTGCAGCACATCGGGGCCGGCGCCGATCTGACGGGCGAACGCGCCGGGTAGGAACCGTTCGGTGCCGCCGCCGGGGATCGGCACCGTCGGCCCGTACGGCACCGCCCGCCCGATCAGGGTGCGGCCGTCGCCGTCGGCCCGCAGATGCACCACCACGTCCCACGCCCGCACCTCGAGCCCCGCCGGCGCCGCCACGCTGCGACCCGATCCGGCGTCGCCCTCGTAACCCATCATCGGCCCCGACCCGATATCGGCGTGGGCGCCGGCCATGTCCTTGGCCATGCTCATCGCTTTCATGCGGGCCGCCGCCGGGATCGAGCTGGCCTGCGGGATGCGGGCCAGGGCGTTGACGATGTGGGCGGCGTCGGGTTTGCCCGACGCGTCCTTCACCGGAAAATGGCGCAGCGACCGGGGTGTGGTCTTCCCGTCGGCGTCTTTGGTGCCGCCCGGCTCGACGTACAGGAACGCCGAGTCAGGCAGGTCATTCACGTAACTGGCGGTCCACACATCGCGGTACTCCATGCCCGCCTGCTCGTTGGCCACCAGGAACCCCGTCGTCGCCATCACACTCCTCCCGCGTCGAACGCGTCGTTGCCCGCCGGGGGGCCGCCCGCCACCGGCGGCAGGGCCGGCTGTTCGGGCGGTTCGAGCTCCACCCCGGCGGCGGCCACGGCGGCGTCGATCTCCGACTGGACGATCGCCATCGGGTCGAGGTTCTCGCGGCCCCGCACCTCGTCGACCAGCATCCACTGCGACTGCGGGCCGGGACCGCCCAGCGCCGCCTGGTAGGCCTGGAACTGCGACAGGGTGTCGGTGCGCAGAGCGGCGGCCAAATCCCACGTGGCGTGCTGGCCGCGGGGCAGCAGCGTGATCGACACCGACTGCTCGAGCAGTCCCGTCCACGGCGCCACCGCGTCGTTGCGGGACTGCACCTCTTCCATTTCGGCGTTCTTGTACGTGCCCCCCCCGACCGACGCGCCCAGTTTCGACGGGGCCAGGCCCCACATGAGAGCCACCTCGATCAGGGAGAACTGGCGGCTCTCGATCATCTGGCTGTCGACGGGCCGCCACGAGATCGGCGTGAAATCGGTCAACTCGTTCAGGACCGCCACCGACGGCGCCCCCGAATACTTCGCCACCCACGCCGCTTTGGCCGTGTCGGCCTGGTCCTGGGTGATCTCGGGGCGGTGCACCTTCAAGATGCCCGCCGGCATCCCCCCCGACTGAAAGTAACTGGCGCCGTAGGTTTGCAAGGCGACGGCGGTGGCGATCGCGTCGGAGTCGGTGTCGATCAGGCCCCGCCCCAACGGCCACCCGGCCCGCCCCAAATGGCTTTTCACGTGCCAGATTTCGCTGGGGTCGTAAATCTGGCCGGCCACGAACCAGTCGGAGATCGTGGGACTCATGGGATTTCCCGTGAACCGCACCGCCGCCAGCGTCGGATGAATCGGTTTCAGCGTCAACGGGTACCCGTTGCGATCCGTGGACGTGATGATGTTGATGCTGTTGCCGTACAGGGTCAACGAGCTCACCACGCCCGCCCAGAACGCCATCGGGGTCTGGTTGGGGTCGGGTTGGCGCATCAGGGCCGGCTGGGGGTCGACCACGTCGGTGCCGCGGAACACCGTCACCGGCAGCATGCCCACCGTGCCGCACACATAGGCGTGCCCCCGCCAGAACGCCGGCACCGACAACGACGTCGACTCGGTCGGCGCCGGCAGCACACGGCTGTAGGACGGGAACTGCTGCTCGGGGCCGGCCATGAACGTCGACGGGCCATACGGCGCCGGCGCCGGGCTGGCCGGCGCCACGTTCGGGCTCGACCGGGTCAACAGCGCGGCCAGGCCCATCAGTCGCCGCCGTCGCGCAGGTCGCGCAGCTCGGCCGCGGTGCCGCCCGCGATCAAGCCCAGGCCGACCACCAGCAGCCCCGCCCACGGCGCCACCAGGCCCAGTCCGAGCGCCACGGCGCCCACCCCGACAACCTGCGCGGCCACTGCCAGTAAGTGTCGCAG